TATGTAGTTGATATGAACGTTGGTTTCATGGTTGGTAATCCTATTGCTTATACAAGTAGTGATGCGATTGATCCTATTCTTGAGGCCTACACAAAGGTTGATATCGTCTCTCATGACACTGAACTTGAAAAAGACTTATCAGTTTTTGGTGTTGGGTATGAACTAATCTATCTGAAACAAGATATTCAAACAGGTAAAACGTATCCAGCTATCAAATGTATTGATCCACGTGGTATTTTTCTTGTAACTGATGATACAGTTGATTCAAATCCTCTATTTGCAGTCCATTACCAACCTATCTTTAGCTTACAAGGCGTTATTCTATATTACTTGATTAAATACTATAATGACAATCGAGTGCTTACCTACAAAGCTAGCTCAATCGGTGTTAGCAATTATGAACTTGTCAAGGCATTACCGCATTACTTCAAGGCTGTGCCTGTCATTGAGTATCGTAACAATGAAGAGCGCCAAGGTGACTTTGAGCAAGCAATTAGTTTGATTGATGCTTACAACTTGTTACAGTCAGACCGTTTGAATGATAAAGAGGCATTTGTGGATGCTATTTTATTTATTCGTGGATTTGAGCTACAAGATGGGGATGGAGAAAAGTTAGCAAGTGAAAAAATGCTGCAGACAACGGCCCCACCTGCAGAGGTAGATGCTAGTTATCTGACTAAGACTATGGACGAAGGTGGCATAGCTATCTTGAGAGATTCATTGCTTGAGGATATTCATAAGGTGACTTATATCCCTAATATGAACGACAAAAACTTCTCAGGTAACGTCAGCGGTGAAGCGATGAAATATAAGCTATTTGGGCTATTACAACTCATGTCCGTTAAGTCTAGATATATGGTTAAGGGATTACGGCAAAGACTTGAAATATTTGCTAATTTCTTGAAAATAAGTGATAGTTCAGTTGATATTGATGGCGTAAAAATTAAGCTGAAGCCTAACTTACCAATCAATACGACTGATATTGTTGCTCAAATTGTTCAGGCGCATCAAGCAGGTATATTACCACTTAAGGTATTGCTTACTTGGCTCCCTGATATTGACAATGTTGATGAAGTCCTTGAGCAGTTACAAGCTGAAAAAGAGGAAGCTATTGAGCTGAATCAGAAAGCTATGGGAACTCAAGCAGAGGATAGCCATAGTGATCTAGAAGATGATGAGAGGAATCCAGATGATTACAGCAAAGTTCAAGAAGAGGAGTAATCAAATTTATTGGTACCAGGTAACTGGACACGCGGGATATGCGAATATTGGTAATGATATTGTTTGTGCTGGTGTGTCTGCATTGTATATCAGCGTTACAAACACGTTATTATCCATGGGTAGAACGTTTGAACGTGATGATGGATACTTTACACTTGACGCAACTGATGTAGATAACGCCTGTTTAAAGGTACTTTATGATGGTATCCAGTCAATAGCTGAGCAATATCCTGATAATATTAAAGTTGAGGAGTAGGGTTATATGTCTGACAACTACTGGCAAAAACGAGCAATTAAAGCTGAAAAGAAAGTCAATGACGGTGCTAAACAGCTTGAGGATGTCGTAGTTCGTGCATATAGACAAGCTCAAGTTTATATGGCTGAGCAAGTAGCTAAGCTATTCACTAGAACTAAGCAGCAAACAGGTCTTGATGAAGATGAAGCAAAAAGATTGCTGAATCATACTGTTCCAGCTGCTGAATTAGTAGAGTTAAGACGACTAGCAAAAGATGTTAGCAATCCTGAACTACAAAAACAAGCTAAGCAACGCCTGACCGGTCTAGCTTTAAAACACAGGATAACACGAGCTGAGGACTTGAAAGCCAAGGCTTATATATCAGCCAAGCAAGTAGCAGATGTCCAGCTAGAAAAGCAGACGTCTTTTTATATCGACACTATTCATGAGTTATACAAAGAGGCAATTGCTGAGTCGATAATACGAGATGCACAACCCAGTGTGAAAAAGGGTCATGAGTTTAAGCAGCTATCTACTAAGTCAGTTGAGAATATCCTTGACAGTCATTGGAAAGGTAGTAACTACTCAAAACGACTATGGGGCGATACTGAGGCACTAGCTAAGCGACTGGAAGAGTTATTCACGGTTGAAGCGTTAACTGGTATGTCTGAATTTAAGATGGCGCAGGCAATAGCTAGTGAATTTGGCCGCTCAATCAACGTTTCACGCCGTTTAATTCGTACTGAGGCTAATTATATGGCTAACCAAGGAAAACTCAAAGCATGGCAAACTAGAGGCATAGAACGGTATCAGATTATTGCAATCTTAGACTTACGCACCTCTGAAATATGCCAACATCAAGATCATAAAGTTTACCTAGTTGAAGATGCAGAAGTCGGTGTGACTATGCCGCCTTTTCATCCTTGGTGCAGATCGATTATTGCTTACTACTCTGAACGTTTGGCCAACACACCAAGGAAAGCAATTGATCCTATTACTGGTAAGACAGTCGATATCAAAGGAGATGCTACCTATAATGACTGGATGGACAAGCTTAAGGATCTTCATTCTGATGATGAGATTGAGAAGATGAAGCAGAAAACTATCAATCTAAAAAAAGATACTAATGACTTATCAAGAATGAAGTCGGTTTTAGGTGCTAGCAGTCCTCAAATACTGGAACAATACCAAGAATTGAAGTATAATGGGGGTAGTGAGTGGACCAAGTTAAAAGACAATTACTTTGTCAAATCTCGACTTAAAGATGGCCGTTTTGGCTCCGTAATTAATTCAGAAAAACAATCCCCGCATATTAAATCAACCGCTACTAAAGGTAAAAGTTACTTTGAAGATGATGTTGATGTTCAAAAATTGTTTGATAAATATGCTGGTACTGGTTTTGTTGAGAGACAACGTGATGGTAAGGCCCGTAAAAATACAGAACTTGTGATAGCGAGTGATTTCCAAGGAATTGCCGTTAATCTTGAAGGAAATTTTAAAACTAATATGTTTAAAATACACCATTCCAAAAATAGGACTCATATTGTACCGATAAAGAAAGGAGACTGATTATGGATTTATATCAATATTTGGGAAAAACTATTAAAGTAATCTTTGATGATAATCAAGTCCTTGAGGGTTTTTGTAATACTTTTACTGGTAAGTTGGATACTGAAGATGAATTGTATGACGAAATAACTATAAAAACTGATAAGCACGAATATATTGGCTTTGGTGAAAACGAAATTAAAGCGATTGAAATAATCGAATAAAAGCATTTAGCAAATAGGCTAGGTGCTATTTTTATACACAAATAAAGCATTTGTCACACAGACAGGTGCTTTTCTTATACATGAAAGGGTCAATATGAAAGAAAGTGCAAAAGTTAATATTCTAGGAGTTGTTTACACTATTTATGATGAAGTGTCGGTAAAAGATGATATTCGTATCACCGATTGTGATGGAGTAACTGATTTTACTACTAGAGAAATCTTAATAGCAGAAATGAATTCTGCTCCAAACAGTTGGAAAAAATTAGACATCTACAAAAAACGCACTATTCGACATGAAATTGTTCATGCCATACTTTTTGAATCTGGATTAGATCATAATACAGAATGGGCTAGAAATGAAGAAGTCGTCGATTGGATTGCCATTCAATTCCCTAAGTTACTAGATATCTTCAAAGATATTGAAGTAGAGTCGTTTTAGTTAACGGCTTTTCTTGTGTCCAAGCGTGAAGACTTTAAAAGCATCGGAAGTGCAAGCATTGAACCACTTAAAAAGCAATTGGAAAGGATTAATAACATGAAAATCGCAACACTATGCGGAAACAGCTTACTCAAACTCAACCTACAACGATTTGCAGAAGAGGGAGAAGGTGGTGAAGGCGGTGGCCAAGCTACTCCTCCAGAATTCAATGCTGACAGTCTGACGGATGAACAGGTTGCAGCAATTAAAGAGAAATTTGGCTTTAAGGATGATACTGATGTTGATTCTATTGTGAAGTCTAAACGCTCTCGATGGCAAAAGGAGCTAGAAGAGGAAAAGAACGAAGCAGCCCGGCTCGCCAAACTTTCTGAGGAGGAACGCCAACAAGCTATTATCCAAAAGGAAAAAGATGACCTTGAAAAAGAAAAGGCTGTCTTTCGTCAGGAACAGTTGTTAGTTGAAAAAGGTAAACAACTCCAAGCTATTGGTATCCCGAGTGATTTAGCAGCTCGTATTCAAGGTAATACAGCTGAGGAGGTTATGGAAGATGTTAAGTCATTCAAGACTGAATGGGATAAGGCCTTGAAATCAGCTGTTGATGCTGCTCTTGTAAGTTCTGTAGATAATCCGCTAGGAAGTGGTTCTACTAACAACACTACTAATCCATTCGCAAAAGAAAGCTTTAACCTAACGGAACAAGGCCGTCTTATGCGAGAGGATCCAGAAAAAGCTAAGTCGTTACAGGCCTTAGCTAACAAAAAATAGAATAGAGGAACTCAAATGAAACAACTTATTAAAATGAATTTGCAAAAATTTGCAGATAAAACAAAAATTTCAGATGTCATCGTACCTGAAGTGTTTAACAAATACGTCATTGAACGTACTGCGGAGTTGTCAGCATTATATCAATCAGGAATCGTTGTGAAAGACCCTGAACTTGATGCACTCGCAACTGCGGGAGGCCGATTGATTAATATGCCATTTTGGCAAGACTTGTCAGGTGATGATGAAGTACTTTCTGATACTGCGTCACTTTCAACTGACAAAATCAATGCAAGTAAAGACGTTGCAGCACTTCTAATGCGTGGTAAAGCATGGAAAACAAACGACTTGGCTAAAGCATTGTCAGGTGATGATCCTATGCGTGCTATTGGTGACCTAGTTGCAGCTTACTGGGCACGTCGTCAACAAGTCACTTTGCTCTCAATTCTTAAAGGTATTTATGCAGCCGCAGGAACTAAAATGTCAGGTAATGCTCTTGACATCTCAAATTTAACTGGTAATGCAGCAGCATTTACTGGTGAAACATTCCTTGACGCGTCATATAAACTTGGTGACGCCGAAGAAAAACTTACTGCAATTGGTGTTCATTCGTCTGTCTATGCTAACTTGCGTAAACAAAATCTGATTGAATTCTCTTTGGATTCAGATAATAAACCAATTCCTACGTACATGGGTAAACGTGTCATTGTTGATGATGGTATGCCAGTAGATGGAGATGTTTTCACTTCTTACATCTTCGGAGCTGGTGCAATCGGCCTTGGTAACGGTGCTGCTCCTGTTCCTACGGAAACAGATCGTGATTCATTAGCGGGCGATGACATTCTTATCAATCGTCAACATTTCTTATTGCATCCTCGAGGTGTTAAATTTACCAATAATTCAGTTTCTGGTACCTCCCCAACAAACACAGAATTATCAACTGGTACAAACTGGGAACGTGTTTATGAAAACAAAAACGTTCGTATCGTACAATTTAAACATAAACTTTGGGTCCCTCAAACAACTGCACCAGTTGGAACGGGTGCATAAAGGAGTTAAACAATGGACGATGAAAAACTTATAAATGCTATTCAACGATTGGTTGCTGATCTGGCTATTAACGAAGCTAAAGCTAAAAACTTAATCGAGGATGCGGTGATCATGGTCCTTGATTACACCAGCCGTGATGTAATGGTTGACGCTATGTGGTTATATGCTAGACAACTAGCTATTATTGCTTTCAATCGTGAAAGTACAGAAGGTGAGTCAAGTCGTTCGGAAGGCGGTATTTCTCAATCGTTCATTGAGGATATACCTCTAAATATCAAGCATAGTCTTAATCGGTATCGTGTCGGAAAGGTGGTTAGTTATTATGCGCCTAAGAAAACGTGACCTAACTACAGTCTATTTGAAACGGACTGTACTCAGTCAAGACGACGAGGGAAATGATATTATCAAATATCTCGACCCTATTGCTCTTGAAATGAATGTCCAGTCAGCAAGTGGCGCTTTGAATGCTCAGATTTATGGCTCACAGCTTTCAAGCATGAAGTCATGTAAATATCAAGGTGACGAGTTAAAAGAGGGCAGGGATGAAAACAGCGGTGTTTGCGTTTACGTTGGTAGAGACGAACATCCCGACTACAAGATTGTGTCAATTCAACCATTCTCTACTCACATCAATCTGATGCTAGAAAGGAATGATGACATTGGGCGTTGAAATCAGGGGTATGGAAAATCTGAGGCGTAAAGTTAATGCTTTGCCCAAAGTTCTTAATAATGCCATGGAAGGTGCTACCGAAGAAATCACCGAGTTAGTTCGAGCAGCCGCTGAGCTGAGGATATCGTCAAGCATGAAAGCTGGTTCAGGTGAGTTGCTAGGTAGCATTAAGACTGAGGTAGTCATTGATTCTGGTGGCAAATTGGTAGGTCGTGTCTGGTCTGACAAAGAACAAGCAATCTATCGTGAGTTTGGTACTGGTCCTAACGGTGAAAAAAGTCCTAAAGACTTACCAGGTGGCATAAATCCAGTTTATACACAGACACGTTGGTTTATTCCAGCTGAGGCGGTAGCAGTTGACTTAAATGCAGTCTATGGCATGCCTAAGATTACCATTCAAGGCAAAGATTTCTACATCACTTCAGGGCAACCAGCACGTCCTTTCTTGTATCCATCACTCAAGGAAATCATGCCACAAATGGGTGATATTTATAAGGAGCATGTGCAAAAAGAACTGAGAGGTCTAAAATAATGGAAAAAGTGAACATGAAAGTTGTCACAGTTGACATTTTAAAGGCTATCACAGAGCTAAAAAAAATAGCTTCTGATTATCCGTCCACTTGGAACACATTTCCACTAGCTATCTACAGGACTAGCACAAGCCCTCACTTTACAGATGCCAGTGGACAGGAGTTACAGAGTAAATGGAACATCACAATTGAGCTATTTTCAAACACAAGCTTAACTGATATCACTGCTCAACTACTACAGAAGTTCGGTGATATTGGTTTTACAGGCACGTCTAAAGATGCTAACACAGCTGACTTAAGGCGTGTCATTATTGATTTGTCTGCTATTGTAGACAATAAAACAAATTACGTTTATTCAAAATAGGAGGAAATAAACATGACAACATTTGCAGGGTTATTATCAAAAGGGGCAGTCCTATCTTATGATGATGGAACTGAGACAAAGACAGTTGCAGCGGTAAAATCAATTCCAGCCATGGGTTCTGACCCTGAGAAGGTTGATGTAACTCACTTGGGTTCTGATAAAAAGGCATATATTGCAGGTATCCAAGATACCGACAACATGGAGTTTGCAATCATCTATCAAGGTGACAACTTCAAAGATATCGATACACTGGTCAAATTAAATAAGGCAGTGGATTGGACAGTAACTTATTCTGATGGTCTGAAAGTAGCATTCACTGGTCAACCATCCTACAAATTTGATGGTGTAGAGGTTAATGGTGCGCTAGGATTCAACTTGGTAGTTGTTGTATCGGATGGTCCAACATTCACTCCTGCAACTTAAGATAGTGGATAATAATTTTAATTTAGGGGTTAGTCAAAAGGCTAGCCCTTTTATTTTTAGAAAAAATCAGAAATTAGGAGAAAAACAATGACAACAAAAAATAACGTAGTAAAAATGCCTAATACAAAACAAGTGGAGTTTGGTGGGTTAAACCTCCAATTGCGTTTAGATGGTAAATCAATCTTGAATATCGAAAAACGACTTGATGAATCTCTAATGGGTCTTTTCATCAATGGCAATGGTGGTATGCGTTTGCCTGCTACAAATAAGTTGTTGATCGTATTACAAGGCGCTAATCA